TAAATCAAGAAACAATGGTGGGGGCTGCGGTCCCCACTTCAACCACCGCACGGGAGAGAACCATGAAACTGAGAAAAGACGCAGATGAATCCTACCTCACGGTGCTACTGCAGAGGTTCAAAGAACGTCGAGATTTGGCCGAGCAAGAAGCCATCGAGGAGCGTTTCCATGCTGCTCGTGACAAGTACGAATGGTATCTCGCTAGATACAAAGCTGTCCAAGGCCAATGATGCTAAGGGTGGCTGCCCTATTCGGTAAGCCCATCACCTGAGCAAGTGATAAACCTGCTCACCCCCAACCCATATCACTAGCATTGGAATTCCTATGGCTAAGAAATCCTCCTACCAGCGCAAGGTAGAAGAGCAAGGTCGTCCGCTCAACACCCGCGCCCCGAAGCCCCTGCTCCCAAAGAACACAGCGCAGGAGAACTACATCAACTGCATCAAACGCTTTGCACAGGTATTCGTCACAGGGCCTGCAGGTACCGGTAAGACGTACATCGCGGCGTCAATTGCAGCGGATATGTTCACTAGAAATCAAGTCACCAAGATTATCCTGACACGTCCTAACATCCCAGCCGGTAAGTCCCTTGGGTTCTTTGCAGGGACAATCGAGGATAAGATTGCCCCGTGGGTCTACCCCCTCACTGAGGTTCTACAGGCCCAGCTAGGTAAGGGTCGCTATGAGATTGCTCTCAAGCGTGGTGATATCGAGATTGTCCCCTTCGAAGTTATGCGAGGGCGCAGCTTCAACAATGCTTTTGTCATCTTAGATGAGGGACAGAACCTCACGCCACATGAGATGAAAATGTTCCTGACCCGCATTGGCGAAGATACCAAGGTAGTCATTAACGGTGACATCTCCCAGCACGATCTAGCTGGAGCTTCTGGTCTCAAAGTAGCCATCGACCTCATGTATAAGCATGAGATTCCCGCAGCCCACTGTAACTTTACATTCGATGACGTTGTTCGCTCTGGCATTTGCGCCGCGTGGACCCGTGCCTTCGGTTAATAAGTTGCACCCTAGAGGATCAACTAATGGTATTTCCATATGTTTCCAAAGAATTGATCGAAGAACTGAACAACAGGTTTCCCAACCGTTCCCCTGACTTAGCTGAAGAATACAGTGAGTTAATGTGGCGAGGCGGGCAGCGTTCAGTGGTCGAATTTCTGACTATAATTTGTGAGGAACAAGACCTCGCCTCAAAGTAGGATAGTAACTGATGTGCTTCTCTAGCCCTTCTGCCCCCACTCCAGCACCACCACCCCCAGCTCCGGCTGCGGTAAATCCGGTGCTTACGAATATGTATGACCCTGCAAGTCCTGAAAGCGGTCTCGCCGCTGAGAAGGGTTCTTCTTTGGCTAAGGCCAAGGGTACCAGTCAACTCAAAGTGAACCTCGACCCTGCCATCTCTTCGATGGACAAGGGTACTGGTCTCCAAATTAACAAGTGAGAACTGAATGAGTATGGGAACCGCTGAAGCGCGTTACCGCTCACTCGAACAAGGCCGACAATCTTATCTAGATCGGGCCAGAGACTGCTCTCGACTGACCATTCCATCCCTCATTCCTGATGAAGGCCACAATGGCACATCCAAGCTCTACACTCCCTTTCAAGGGATTGGCGCTCGTGGTGTGAACAACTTATCGAGCAAGCTTTCTCTGGCCTTGATGCCTCCTAACTCCCCCTTCTTCCGTCTTATGGTTGAGCCTTATGCGCTCAAGAGTATGGCAGAAGACCCTGCAGCTCGAACTAATATCGAGAAGGAAATGGGTGAGTACGAGCGGGCAGTGATGTCTGAGATTGAGTCGTCCGGTGATCGAGTTGGCGTACATGAAGCTCTCAAGCACCTTATTGTTGGTGGCAACGTGTTGCTCCACATTGGGACGAATAAGACACGGGTGGTCCATCTGGATAGCTACGTGGTCAATCGCTCACCAAGCGGTGAGGTCCTTGAGATTGTAACTATTGAGCACGTTGCTCCTAATAGTTTGGACAGCAAAACTCTAGGCGCTATTGCTCAAAGCCTCGAAGGTGATGAGAAAACAGTAGAGGTCTACACGCACATCGAGCGTAAGGGTGAGTTCTACACGATCTACCAAGAAGTCAAAGGCCATCCAATTGCGGGTAGCCGTGGTAAGTTTAAGGCTGAAAGTATGCCTTACCTGCCACTGCGCTTCGCTCGTATTGACGGCGAGGACTATGGCCGTGGGTTTGTCGAAGAGCTTCTAGGTGACCTACAGTCGCTTGAGGGGTTGACACAATCCATTGTCGAAGGTTCTGCAGCCGCTGCCAAAGTTCTCTTCTTGGTGAACCCTAACGGTACAACACGCATCCGCTCAATTGCTCAGGCAGAGAACGGTGCAATCATCGAAGGTAACCGTCAGGACATCTCAGTCCTACAGATGGATAAGTTCTCTGATTTCCGTATTGCTTATCAAGCGATGCAGGGAATTGAAGAGCGCCTCTCACAGCAGTTCATGTTGCAATCATCAATTCAACGGAATGGTGAACGTGTTACTGCAGAGGAAATCCGCTACCTTGCAGGTGAGCTTGAGGATACCCTCTCAGGGATTTACTCCATCCTGTCCCAAGAATTCCAGCTACCTTATGTCAATCGTAAGATCGATATGCTGACCAAAGCTAAGAAGCTTCCAAAGCTTCCGGCAGATGTGGTTAAGCCGAGCATCGTTACAGGCATGGAAGCACTTGGTCGTGGACAAGACCTTCGCAAGTTGGACCTGTTCGTACAGGGGATGGCTCAAGCGTTGGGCCCAGAAGTTCTACAGCGTTATGTGAACCTACAGGATTACATTAAGCGCCGTGCGACATCTCTTGGCATCGACACTGAAGGTCTCATCAAGACTGAAGAACAGATCGCGCAGGAACAGCAGCAAGCTATGCAACAGCAAATGCTTATGCAGGCTGGTCCATCAGCCCTCCAAGAGGGTGTGAAACAAATAGGACAACAATACAATGACGCTCAAAGCCAAGGACAATAAGGCCTTCGCCGCTGATAAAGCTGCGGAGACACCTAAAGAGCCTGAACATAAACCTCTCGCAGCCCCTATGCTCTCCACAGGTGCCAGCAAGATCAAACGGATTGACCATTAAACATGTCAGAAATCACGATTACGGAAGAAGACACTGGCCCAGACGCTCCCTCGCCGGAAGCAACGGATAACCAGTCCGAGGACCGTCCTGAGTGGCTTCCTGAAAAGTTTGCTACACCTGAAGAACTTGCGAAGTCCTACGCTGAGTTAGAGAAGAAACTCTCAGGCCCTAAGGATGCCGGTGAAGAAACCACTGGTGACCCTGAGGCTGGTGCAGTGTCCTTCGATAAGTTCTCTGAAGAGTTTGCGGATAAGGGTTCCTTGTCTGATGACTCAATCGCAGAACTTGAGAAGATGGGCTACCCCAAAGAGATGGTGGATACCTACCTCAAGGGTTTGCAATCTTCTGCGACAGCGGATGCTGAAGCGGTCATGGATGTGGCTGGTGGTGCTGACGGTTATTCGGAGCTCACTGAGTGGGCTAAGGAGAACGTCTCTGAACAAGAGCTTGAAGTCTACAATCAAATGGTAGGCACCAGCACAGATAACGCAAAGATGGCAGTCGAATGGCTGATGTCTAAGCGTGAGGCTGTTGAAGGCTCCGAGCCTAGCCTTGTGCAAGGTAAAGCTGCTCCGGCAGCTAAAGATGAATACCGGTCTACCGCTGAAGTGGTGGCCGCTATGAAGGACCCACGATACGGGAAAGACCCAGCGTACACTAAAGACGTTGAGGGAAAACTTGGTCGGTCCAACGTGTTTTAATTAGTGCTGGCGGGGGTGTCAGGTATTAACTGCCCCCCGTCAATTCTTCCTAAGACAATGAGATAACTAGCACACCTTTTTAGGTGGCTGAGACTTTCGACAATGAACGACTAGGCCGGATGCGTCCGACAACCTTGGCAAGTAAGAGCGACAGTCATTCTCAACTCTTAATGTAATTTGTCTAGGATTTAGAAAATGGCAAACGCAACTCCATCGCGCCTTGGTGTGGTCAACGGTGCAACACCGACAGACTTCGCAAGCGCAAACGCCTTGTTCCTCAAAGTATTCGCTGGTGAAGTTCTCACCGCCTTTGATGAAGTAAACGTAATGAAAGACTTGCACGTAGCGCGTACAATCGCCTCCGGTAAGTCGGCTTCTTTCCCAGTTACTGGTAAGGCCAACGCTGCGTACCACGCTGCAGGCACACCATTGCTTGGCACACAGAAGATCGCTCACAACGAGATCGTTATCAACATCGATGACGTTCTGATTGCTGACACATTCATCGCAAACATCGATGAAGCTAAGAACCACTACGATGTCCGTGCTGAGTATTCCCGTCTGTTGGGTCTCGCATTGGCTAAAGAATTCGACACACGCACACAGCGCGTTGCTTTGCTTGCCGCTCGTGCTGCAGCTAAAGTTGCTGGTGGTGCTGGCGGTTCCTCTTTGGTTGCTGCTAACTCCGACACAGATGGCGCTGCATTGGCTGCTGCTATCTTTGAAGCCGCTAAGGTCATGGACGAGAAAGACGTTCCTGAGAATGAGCGCGTAGCATTGGTACGTCCGTCCCAGTATTACAACCTCGTACAAACCACATCGGTGATCAACCGTGATTGGGGCGGCGCTGGTGTATACGCTGACGGTACAGTTCTTAAAGTAGCTGGCGTTCAGATCGTTAAGACCAACAACCTGCCATCCACAAACGTGGCTGCAGTAGCTGGCGAGAACAACGAGTACTCTGGTGACTTCACTGGCGTTCAGGCTCTGGTTATGCAGAAGCAGGCAATCGGTACTGTCAAGTTGATGGACCTTGCTGTTCAGCAGACAACTGGTGACTTCAACGTCATGTACCAAGGTACACTGATGGCTGCAAAGTACGCAATGGGTCACGGCATCCTGCGTCCTGAGTGCGCTGTAGAAATCAAGTCAGCTTAAACTCTGACAATGGGTCAGTCCTTCAATTAGGGCTGGCCCTTTTTTTGCTAATCAGCGAGGCATCCATGACCATCCCATCGTCAATGACCGAATTAGAAGCGGTTAACATTCTACTTACCACCATCGGTGAGGCACCTATAAACACACTTGCAGGTAACCAAGTCGTTGACGTTGCTGTTGCTAAACAGGTTCTCAATGAGGTCTCCCGTGAGGTTCAATCTCAGGGCTGGCACTTCAATACTGAATACGATGTGCCCCTCACCCCAAACATTGATCAGCAGATCAGCATTCCATTCAACACCGCTCGTATTGATGTGACCGGTATGGATGTAGTGCCGCGAGCCGGGCGTCTGTTTGAC